GTGTCTTTTGCCCGAGTAACTCAGCAAACCTTCGGGCGAGATCATTCATGGGCCGAATTGTTTCGCGCCCATAGTGGTTTACGACGAGGACCTCTAGTGTGCCATGGGGTGATGTCATACCTTATCCTCCTCTTCACGATCGACTGCGCTCTGGTATGCTCGATCGTTATCGTCATTCGGTGAGCCTTCACTACGCGTCCGCTCTACAAGTTCGTTGCGATCTTCCTCACTCAAGTTCACCATGTAGTCATCTATATATCCGTCAAGTTGTGACTCATGGACGACATGCCCGCCCATGTCCTCGAAGAGATCACCACCACGGCGAATAAGTTCGCCCGCATCGCATAACTCTTCGATCAGTGCATCACGTATTCGGTCAAATTTCATTTTCGTCTCCTTTGTGTAAGTCGAACCGCAAGTACAATTGTAAAACTCGAGCCCGTCCATGGTGCCGAGATGAGAGTCGAGACTCGGGTCTAAGGGCCTGGTACAGGTTGGGCAGGGTTTCACTTGGTACCGCCCTTGCCACCGATACGCTTTAGGTACTTAGTTTCGAACCAGGTGCCGATGTCTACGCCCTTAGGGAATACGTTAACCATGCCGGTCAAGGCATCAACGCGGTTAACAACCCCAGTCTTAGAGCCAAACGTCGGTATGGCTGGATGCATGATTTTCACCACGTCATTAGGCCTTAATGCATGTTTCGGTTTCACTCGGTACCGCCCCGTCCTAATAAGTTCATATTCACAATCGTCGCATCTTTTAAATAGTTAACTAGAGTCATGTCATAGTCCGATAAGCCATTCTCCTTGCAGACACGGCTGTAAATCTCAAAAATAGTATCGGACAACGTGTCTAGGTCTCCATCTAAAGAATTAGACAAGCTACCGTCCTTACTATTAAGACGTTCGGACCTTAGTATTCCATGCGCCTTAAGCAGTGCGCATAACTGAAGTAGTTCTGGATTTTTCATTTGGCGCCCCCTGTTGCTTTAGAGACCGCATCTAATACAGCGCGGGCTTGTTGTTTACTCATGGCATTCATTAGTCTGTTGTCGGTGAGTATTAAATTAAGCGCCTCTAGTAGTTCCGGCGCCGATGCTATTAGACGTGCATCTGCCTCTGGAGTTTCGGTTTCACTGCTATTGCAATAACCGACCTCAAGCCACGTATCAGAAGCCTTGATATGAACTCCAGCGAGATTCATTGAGGGTCTATATACAGCCGTCCACGGTCCTGGAGTATGTTTAGGCTTGTCCATTTTCAGTCCTTTCCAATAATGCGTTTCTTAGTTCTGAAACTAATGAGTCAACTAGTCGCATGCGCTCTTCCTCGTTCGACTTGAATTTAAAGAGCGCACTGGCAGCGTATTCAGCGAGTGAGTCAATGAGGAGACTCGAGCCTTGCCGTGACTGGATATCCTTAAGCGCCTGGACGTCACGCTTCACGTTATCCAGGTCGCCGTACTTCGTGACGATGCTTGAGATGTATGGGTTACTCATTTTCACTCCCTTGAATGTCGTTTGGTCGTACCCAACCCGCGCCACCTGGTAATTCCCCCGAAAAATTGTTACGAGCGTCTAGTGGCTCGAGTAAATAGTCTGGAATATCCTCGAATATTTCGCGGTCAAGTACTCGACACCTAAAGCCGTCCACAATTACAATTTGGCCTATTTGAAACTTGAATGAGTTACTCATTTTCAGTCTCCTTAGTTTCAATCACAAAATAATCGTCATGAGCGTTATTCTCACTCGGTATAAAAGTATCAATCCACGTCCATGCATCGTCGAATGAGTCGAACGTCTCGCCGCCTGTATTCACTTCGTTATTCGCCCAATCCACGATGCGCCATTGAGTGAGGTTATTCATTTTAGTACGCCTCTCTTAAGTTGCCCGCGAACGTCTTGACGTCCTTATTTCGAAGCAACTTCTTAAGCTTCTCGCCGAGTGATTTGCAGTGTTTAAAGGTGATATCAAATTCGAGCTTATCGTCGAATTGACGATGATAAGGGGCGTCCTTAACACATACGCACATTCGAATATTAAGAGTGAATACGCCGCGCTCTAGGCCCGTTAACATACAGTCTACAGAAAATAGTACCGTGGCCTGTTCATCGTTCTGCCTGTATTCGTCGAATTCGTCGCGTTGCTTATCAGTCCACTTCGAATCACGCTTAGGATAAGTCGGACGGTCGGCGAGAAAATATTCGACGTCCATTTTACGGTATCTCTCAAGTGTCTCATCGGCCTTATCAAAACCAGTACCCTCAATTGAGGCCATGAACTGGTCTGTAAACGCTATGGCTTCGAGGCCGCCTAGATTGTGAGAATGAGGAATGAAGCCGTCGCGACTTCTACATTCAAGTTCTGAGATACGGTCGTTGCTGTAGCCTAATTCGGTGAGGAATTCGTGGATACATTCCTGTATGCCATCAGCGACGCCTATTTCTACATTTATGCGTTCAGTCCTTAAAGCGTGATTCATTCGTTCGTCTCCAGGTTTCGACCAACATTCGCGTTGGTCACGCACTCACTCAATGCACTGGACGGGCCAACACACCACACGAGTAATTCCGCGCACTTAGCTCCACCCAACCTGTCAAACTTATCGACACCCGTGAGCCTCAGGACGAGACTCACCCCAGCTAAACCCCTAAAACAAGGGCGCTATTCACAACTCTGTCAAACCTTCAGTCACTGCACAAGACGTCGCCACTCAATCCTTCGTATGCACGAAGTAGCCGCCAGTCACTGGATTGAGCGTCACGATAAACCGTTCTTGTGCGTCCGCTACGAGTACGTCCCTAATATTAAGGTCAAGTGACCGACACAGTCTCCCAAACCTCGCACCAAGGTGTCTAAGCGGTACAGGCGCTTGCGTGAGAGCGTACGCCTCGTTCACGTACTCCCTCGCCCGTCGCCTAATCTCTTCGAGCCTCTTCGCGCTCTCTTCGTCACTCACGGTCACAGTCACAGTCACTCCTATAGTATGTCACCCCAGTGACAACTACGGTCACTGCGCGGTCACGGTTGCGGTTGCGGTGACGTATAACCTACAACCTACAACCTACAACGCGCAACCTGTATTTCACCCCCCTCTCTACGTCAACTTCCCGCCATTCCTCCCGTCTACAGAGGGGTTTCCAAATAGGGGTCTGTATTAAAAAAAAAACTTCGAGGTATCCGTAGATCAAAAAAGTTTTAACGGCGTGACGCATTGCAAAATCTATGCCAACACACTGCGTCAAAGTGGTGCACAGAGGGGGTAAAAGTACAGGTTGCAGGTTGCAGGTTGCAGATTTTAACACCGTCAATAAGTTTTACAATACGACTTAAGTCCCCGTGATCATTGGTGAATGTAGTTCACGTTCGCGTGAACGCCCAAAAGTTTTACAGTGTAACTAATACACCGCGTAATGATTCCGCGCACTTAGACGCGGCACAGTATCTGCATTACATAACAGCAGTTCAGGGCGAGAGAGCCATCGAAGGGTGCGGAGCACGTGGGTTCTCCAACATGTTTTGGGCGGAGGTGCGTCTTGACAACGGCGAACCCCCTCCCTACGGGGTGGCACGGTGACCCGGCGAGCTTGTGCTTAGGCTATCAACCTCCCACTAGCGTGAGTGATTTTAGACTTGACACAACGCGTTACCCTCTCGACCCACGCGCACGTTCGTGTAACATTAGGGGAATGAGTGACGTTGACGACGAGCTAAGTGATTGGAGTGACGCTCCTGCGGCGGTGACACGGTCGGCCTTCGCTGCTCCTCCCGCGACGAGTCCGACGAGTCCGCCAGTTTCGTCATCTCCGTCAGTTTCGTCAGGCTCATTACTAGAAACCGAAGCCTTTAATGAAGACGCAGTGCGGCAAACCCTCTCCAACGGAGTCCTTACTCCGAGGCACAGGCGCTTTTGCCAACTAGCTGCATCGGGTAAATCAAACAACGACATAGGTGCGGAGCTTGGATATACGGCGGCGTGGACTTCTACGTTGCTAAAGAGTCCTTATATTGCGGACGAGATCGTTCGCCTGCAGGACAAGCTGTTTGAGGATTCCATCGGATCGAGACTTAGGTCCTTTGCCGAGCCCGCTCTGCAAAAGCTCGAAGAGTGTCTGAAGGACAAGAAGAATATCTATAAGAAGTCCGAGCAGCTTGATATTGCGAAATGGCTCGTTGAGAAGCTCGACGGTAAAGCGACGCAAAAACACGATATTGGTGAAAACGTCCTTGGCGTCTTGATGGACCGTCTTGATGGAATGAAACAAAGCGGGAAGATATTTGCGACAGATCGCCAACTCAATGCACCGCTCCGGACAGTCACCGAAACAAAGCCACGCACGGAAGAGGATCTGCTCGAGGACTGGGTTACGGATTACAGTGTAATTCGCAGTTGACGGGGCGCATAGCGCAGTGCATCAGGACCATTTTCACCTAGTCACCCTGTAAATCTTTCCCTAGGCTCGAATGTAAGAACTTACATTACAGTAGTGTTACACCACACGGGGCCATCCATTTGACCGAATTACCTGACGATGCGCTCGAGCGGTATGCGCTCTTTCGCGATGATCCTTGGATGTTTCTGAAGTATTGCGTCTGGACGTCAGACGAAGTCGATCAAGAAAATCCCATCAAGCAATTCCCGACACATTTGCTTTACCTGAAATTCCTGACACTCATGTGGGTACAGAAAAAGAAGCTCGCCATTCCGAAGTCTCGCCGCCTCACCGTCTCATGGACCTTCATCGCACTCGCACTCTGGGACGTGATCTTTCATAAGGGCCGAAGTTGGGCCTTCGTCTCAAAGAAGGAGGAGGACTCAAAGGAACTCGTCCAGCGGGCGAAGTTCATCTACGATCACATTCCTGCAAATATGATTTCGCCCGACTTACTGCCGAAACTAAAACGCGGAGAAATGCAGTCATCTCCTCCGGTGATGGAGTTTCCCGACATTTACTCGAAAATTATGGGCTTCCCGAGCGGAGGAAACCAGCTTCGTCAAAGGGGTTTCTCCGGTATTCTCGAAGACGAATGCGCCTTCTGGGAGGATGCGGAGGCCTCGTATGCGTCAGCAGAACCGACCGTCAAGGGCGGCGGTCGCATGGTCATGGTCTCGACCCGATTTCCAGGCTTCTTCAAAAAAATCGTCTACGATAAGCTCGATGCGAAAGACTTGAACTTCGCCGACATCCCCCCAGTGACGCTGAAGTCACCAATGGAAGGGGTTGAAGTCTGGGAGAATCCCCGCAACGAATTCACCGTCATCGACCTGAGTCACAGGGCCAATCCCGCCAAACGCTCAATTGAATTCGAGGAGGGACTAAAGAAGACTCTCCCTCTGCACATATATCGGATGGAGTATGGAAAGAGTTGGGCGACCTTTGAAGGTAAGCCCGTCTATGAGGACTTTAATGAATTCATCCATGGAGTGAGAGTTCGACCAAGTGTCCATGTAGGACTACCCCTCTTGCTCGGATGGGACTCATCGGGTCTCACTCCCGCATGCGTCCTGGCACAACTACAAGGTGAAACTATCGTCATAATTCGAGAAATCATAGGCTCCGGCATGGGCGCAAAACGCTTCATTCCTTACGTTACGCGAGAAATACTCCTTCACTACCCGCAGATCACTGACATAACGGCGCAGACTATTTCATTCTTCGATCCAGCGGGGTTTAAGAAGAACGAAATCACCGAGGAGACCTACCTCCAGTCACTCATGATGGGTGGATTCAGACAGATCCGTCCGGGTCCAATGACATGGAAGAAACGAGTTGAGGGAGTAACGGACTTTCTCCTCGGACTTTCGTCGGGACGTCCACGTCTACAAATCTACGAGCCCGATTGTCCCGTTCTCGTTGCGGGGTTCAAGGGTGGATTTCGCTACCCCGACAAAGTCATCGACCTTGAGCCCGACAGAGTTCGCCCAATGAAGGACATTCACTCGCACCCGCACGATGCACTTCAGTACTTATGCGGCGGACTTAAATCCTATCGCAGCGAACATTACAGTTCTGCACCGATTCCCGCTCCGACTTATGGTTTTCAGCGTCATAACGATACCCCTAAACCCGAATCACTTCTCCCTAATATGAGGAAACCAAATGGCAATGACAGATAAAGAGATTATCGCGTTCGTACTTTCATGCAGAGACGAGGCCGAAGAGGCAAAGCACGATCGCATGAGTCGCAATCGTGAAAACTACGACATGTTTCACTTGCGTCACGACTTCAGTCATAAACGCGAAGGACAGAGTCAAGAAGTTCTCTCGAAGCAAAGTATGGCAGTGGAGCAAAATAAGTCCTTCTTCCAGCAGGCACTCGCAGATCTAGGCGATTGGTGGACTGCCGAAGCCTGCTACCCGGACACCGAACAAGGAATGGTCGTTCGTCCACACGAGATCACTAAACTAACTAACTATATGATGACTCAGTCGGGATATTTCGCCCACGTCGGAAACTCCGTCGAGAGTGCAATGCTCGCCTCACTCGTGATCTCAAAGACCTCCGGGAAACTCGTTCCGAAGCCGCGCTTCATTGCGCGAAAAAAGGGACGCGGTAAGTCCTTTCGCCGTTGGATCGAGAAGATCGAGAACAAAACATGGGAGATCATGTTCTCACTTGTGCGGGCGGAGAACTACTACCCCGATCCGACCGGGCGAAAAATGTACGAAATCGAAGATTCATTTCCTGACTTCTATGAAGTCCTCGCTCTCGCCGAGGGAGATAATGCAATTTACGAAAGTGACATAGTTAAAGGACTCTCACGATCGGGCGCTGCAGACAGTGCAGAAAAGGCCGATGTTGCACGAGAAGTCGGACAGAATACGACGAACTCCGGCCACCGTCCAACTGTGAAGGTGACAGAATTCTGGGGCACCGTCATTGACCCGACCACGGGGGAGATCGAATACGAAAACGTCGTCATTACAATTGCAAACGATACGGATTTAATTCGCCCGCCAACTCCGAATCCTCTCTGGCATCAACGCTCACCCTATACAGTCTCTCCTCTCATGGAAGTCGCTAACTCCGTATGGCATAAGGCCCCGATGGACGCACCGACACAGCACAATCGCGCACTCATCGAGATGTATAACCTCATGGTGGATGCGGGCATGATGCAGGTACATGCGGTTAAGCAGATCAGAAAAGATGCGCTCGATAATCCGGGCCAGGTCGCCGATGGGATTCAGCCCGGAGCCACACTCGCTGTAAATTCCATGCTCCCCTATGGAGCAAAAGTAATGGAAGACGTCACAGCAGTACAGATCCCGAATGAAGCCTTTAACGTCTACAACATCATGAATCAGGAGTTTAATTCGTCAGCCCTCACGAACGATCTTCGTCAGGGAGTGATGCCCTTTCGTGCAGTAAAGGCGACTGAAGTCGTCGAAGCAAGTCAGTCCATTACGTCAGTATTTCAAGGCATGGCGAAGAACTACGAGAGCAGACAAAGTCAGAAGGAGATCGAACTCGCCTGGATGACGACGGCACAGAACTGGGACATGATTGACCGTGAGGTTTTCATTTCGCTCTTTGGTCCTCAACGAGGTGCGGAGATGGCCGTAATTCCCGCCGAAGAAGTCTTCGCTTCGACAGTAAATGGAGTTCGTTTTCGCGTTTACGGGATTACGATGACGCTTGCGCGGGCGCAGGATTATACGAAACTCACGACACTCCTTCAGACTATTTCGGCATCGCCCCCACTCATGGAGGCCTTCTCGCAGAAGTATGACCTCACGAAGTATCTCGAAGAAGTCATGACGTCGCTCAGTATTGATAAATACAAGCTCGAACACCCGAAGGCCGTACAGGCGACAATGAAACCGGGTGAGGAGGAGCAACCGATGGACCCAGGAAATCAGGGCCAGCCCGATACAATGAGCCAAGTTCCGGGTCCGGACATGCAAGGGGCCATGCAGGAAATGATGGGGACACCGTCTTTTCCGCAAGCGGACTTTCCCGGCTCCCCTGCCACTAAGGGGATGTAATGAGAGACGGAGTAAGTCGAGAAGACGAAATACTAGACGCAAAGACCTTCTATCTCGCGGGTCCCGTACTAATGCCGCTGCTCGAGCGCATGCGCAAGGTCGCATTCGAGCGACTCATGGCAAAGTACCGTGACGGTGACCAGAATACGCTCAACTTAGTCGCTGAATTGAGCGTAATTACGAACATCATGCGCGACATTAACCAGAAAGATCAATTTTACCGCACTCTAGAGGAGAAACGAAATGTCTGAAATGCTCAAGGAACTCGCACGAACAAGAGAAGACGCTAAACATACGGCGGTAACGGGAGAAGGCGGATCAGCGGAGTTGAGTGATCTTCCTGCGGGATCTGACCCCGTAGAGGTCCAGGCGCAGGACGACGCTGCTCCGGAAGATGTAGTAGAGGAGACAGAAGTAAAGGAGGACGCCGAAGAAGAGACGCTGATTCGTATCGGTGACCAGACCTTTAAGACCCAGTCCGAGGCAATAAAGTATGCAGAAACACTTGAGCGCGAAAAAATCGTTAACGAAGCCTACAATGAAGGAATTCGCGAGACTCTTCGCAGTCAAGCTCCCGCGCACGTGCCTGAAGAAGTAGAAGATACATTCGAAGAGGAGTTCTACGCCAATCCGAAGGCGAAGCTCAAAGAAATGAAGGCACAGGCGACACAAGAAGCCATCGCCCTGATTCGCGCAGAAACTCAACGTGAAACGCTCTGGAATCAGTTCCTTAGTGATTACCCAGACGTTCGTCGCAAGGATGCGGAGCGAATCTTTGGTGAAAATGCCGACGTGTTTGGAAAAATAACGGACATTAAAAAGGGCATGCAGTTACTTGCGCAAAAAACACGCGACGAATACCGAGAAATCATGGAAATACACAAACCTAGAACGGAACTGACGTCGAAGAAAGTGACTGCGACTGGACCCAGTGGAGGGGCGGCGAAAAGTGTAACACCGGAGAAAAAACAAGATCGCCCCTTGAGTTTCGCAGAAGAAATGCGCAAGATGAGAATTCAAAGATAATTTAAGCTATCCCCGGCGTCACGGTTTGACACCATAGGGGGACCTAACCAAGGAAGGTATCAATGGCAGCTCATAGTTGGGTTAACGACGGCCCCAGTGGCGTCTACAAGAATCATGATCTAAGCTCTAAGATCCGCATGGCCGCAATCAAGGAAGCCAAGTTCATGCAGTTCGTTAAGCCCGAAGAAGGCTACGGCAAGAAGAAGGGCGAGTCCGTTACGATCACTCGCGTTTCTAACGTAACCGTTCCAAGTGATGATGCTCTCGTTGAGCTTTCGCGCATTCCTGAGGACACGCTTTCTTTAAGCACTCAGGCAATTACCGTAAGTGAGCGTGGACGTGCGATTCCTTACACGAAACTTGCGATTGATCTTTCTTGTTTTGACCTTGCTAATGCAATTCAGAAGAAGCTCAAGGATCAGTTAAAGTTGCGCATGGACATCAGTGCTGCTGCAGCTTTCAAGGCCGGTAAGATCCTTGCGATCCCCACTGGAGTGAGCGAAACGACTTTTGAGACAGACGGCGCAGCATCTAATGCAGCAACGTCGAACCTCAACATGTTCCACGTGGAATCAATCCGCGATTACATGTTCTCGACCTTAAACATCGCTCCTTATATGGATGACGATTACGTATGTATTCTGATCACTCAGGCAAAGCGCGGTCTTATGCGCGATCCGGCTTGGGTTGACTGGAAAAAGTACACCGATCCCGCTGCGAAATTTAACGGCGAAGTCGGACGTATCGAAAATACTCGTTTCGTAGAAACGAACCACACTTCGGCACTCGCACAGGACATGGGTACTGGCGACGTAATGGGTGAGGCTGTATTTTTCGGCGAAGACCCCGTAACGATGGCTGTAGCTGAAGACCCGCACCTAATTGCAGAAGAGAACGTCGGACACGACTTCGGTCGCTCTAAGTCTGTTGCATGGTACGGAATTTATGGCTTCGGACAGATCTGGTCTGATTCTGCAAACGCTGGCGAAGCGCGTGTAGTTTACATGACCTCGTCAACTTAACAGTAAATGAAGGAGAAAATTAAATGAGCTACACTACTAAAGGCAGTCACTTATCGTTCTTCACTCCTATTATAACTTTGGCGCAAGCTGCTGCTGAAGTTCTAAAGGAAATGGACATCGGTGCAACTGCAGCAGATCACGGCGAACTCGTATGTATTCGTTCATGCTTCGTAACCCAGTGTGGTTTTGCTCTCACGAGTGAAGCCGCTTCTGGTACTTCTACCGCACCAACTGTGATTTTCACTAAGCGAATCACTCCCCTCTCGGCAACGGGAGAGGCTGTTGTTGCAACAGTAACTGTTGCTACTGGCAGTGGAATCGGCAAAGTAGCTTACGAGAACAACACCCCGGTGAAGTTCAACGTCGGCGACTCAATGGAGATCAGTCACACGATTGGCGTCGGTACTCCGACCGGCCAAGGTGTTTACTACTTCATCTGCGACGAAAGTGCTGATGTTGCTTCATCGAATTCTGACATGATCGCTGGTTAATTCGATCTGCGGTCTCTCTCGGGGGGCCGCACTTCTCTTCTAAGGAGCTAATATGGCAGATATTGCAGCAGGTGACGTCACATACTCAATTTTGAATCAACGCAAAACCTCTGGTTCACGTAATTCGAATCGTGTTCGTATTTCCTTCGGGGACAGTTCCCTTACCGTTCCGGCTAACGGAATCCCCCTCTCAAAGGGTAAGATGGGCTGTCCTACGATAATCGAGAGCATGGTTGTAGTTGATCAGGGTGTCTCTGGGTATCGTTTTCAGTACGACCAGAGCACAGAAAAACTTGTTGTAATACAAAGTCCTGCACACGCTCATGCGCTAAAGATTATTGGCGGACGGTCGGCGGCTGGTACTGCAGCAACTGCATATTACGCAACGGACATCTTTGGTAAAGAAGCTGCAACGGACACGACAATTACCGCTGCTGATTCTGCTACTAAAGGCGGTGTTCTCGCCTCTGCTGCTCTCGCAGGAAGTGAAGCATCAGCCGTTGCAATTGCCGCACAAATCATCGAAGTAGAAGTCATCGGCTGGTAACACCGGCCCTTGACATGGTTTCCCTCGGTCGGGAGACTCGGGGAAACACCATTCGAGGAGCAGTTATGGATAAAGAGCAAGAAACCAAGCCCACGGGCTTCGACCTTAAGGTCACTTATCGTGACGAAAAAACAGGTCTCGTAATAGACAATGACTCTTATACTTTACGTGTCCTTGGTAGCGCAGACGGAAAGACACGTTTGTGGGAGCGTCCCAAGGGATCGGGCAATCTCTTTGACCGTAAGGGCAATTCAATTGGTCGCTGGGTAATTGATCCGAAAACCAAAAAGGGCCAACACGAAGAAAAGGCCGAGCACATTGCGTGGGCACGACCCGAGACGCAGGATCAAAAACTTGCTCGTTCACTCAACGAAAAGGATCAAAAGATCGCCGAACTAGAACGCGAGCTTCTGTCCATTAGCGAAGAGAAGACGAAGAAGGACACAAAGCCGTTCACGAAACCGGGAGCCTAAAGCACTCCCCTCTAGGAGGATTCTTTGGCTCAGTTTCGAACCTCTGCCGACATCATTGATTTAGCATTGCAGAATGCAGGAGAGGTCACTTCGGGGACCTCTTCTTATGAGGCGCAGGCGCTTAATTACCTAAATCGCGTACATATGGCCATAATTGCGGGTGGAACTATTCCACTCGGAAAAGACCAGACCGTTGAGATCGATGAAGTATGGCCTTGGGCTAAGGCAAAGCGACCACTCATTATTGAGCTTATTCCGAAATACATCACAGGGACCGTTTCCCTTACGACCGGAGACTCAAGCGGAGTCTTCTCCGCAGCGCCAACCCTCTCGATGGCGGGACGCCATATCCGTATCAACGGACGAGAGGAATGGTTTAAGATCGCAAGTCATACGGCCTCTTCGACGGCATTTGACCTTGATGGACAGTATCCGGATGAGACGGGCGCGGCTCTTTCCTTTGAAGTTGCGAAACTCGACTACGAGCTAATCCCCAGTTATATCGTCATTGATTCAAGCTGTAATAAAGTCCAGTTTCAGGAAGCCGCAGGGACAACGCTCACTGCAACGCTCACTTCGGGCACATATACGCCCGATGAACTCGCAGCACAGGTGCAGATACAATTGCTTTCGACCGGAGGCGCTCCGGCCTATACCGTTACGTACTCGAGCACTACACGAAAATTCACTATCGCCTCTGATCGCGCATCAAGTGCGGTTTTCGTCCTTGTCGGAACAGGAACGCAGACGGAATTCTCCGCTCATCGCATTCTCGGATTCGACGACGTTGATTCAACTAATGCAGCGTCGATTACCTCGACTTACGTCCTCGGTGGTATTGCCCGCCTCATCGAACCCTTTCGCATGCACAAAGGATCGGGCGAGGGAATTCGCGGCACCGACTCGGAGTCCTTTCATCGTAACTACCCGCTCTCGACCATTGGCGAGTCACTCCCTGATCGCTTTACGGTGATTAAAGAAAACCCCGATGGGACACTTACCGTTAGGTTTAATGGCTTTCCGCAGTCTCGCGTAAGGATCGAAGTTGAGCACGTTCCCGTTCCACGGGACCTGAAGGATTCGTCCGCCTCCGTTCCACTCATTCCGCGAAAACACATCGACGTTCTCGAAGACGCCACGACCTTTTATATCATGATGAACAAGTCAGATGACCGGGCACAGGTTTATGCAGGACTTATGCAAGGCAAGCTCAAGGCTATGGTCGCGCAAAATCGCGGAAGCCTTCTCCGTGCGGGAGAGAACTTTGGTCAATTCGTCGCCCGTCGTGACATGGTTAAACGTGCTCCTCGCCGCATGTTCGCGTATCCGTCGAGCCAGCCTGCGACGTCTGCGGACTCCTCTACTCCTATGGTGACAGTAGTGAAGTCCTACACGAGTTTCCAGACTGCAGCACTCACGACAACCGTTACAGCCCGCACTCTCGCTGCGAATCGAACCCTCTTTGCCGTTATTATTAAACACTCAACGGTGTTTGCAGGGGGAGCAATCTCCGCCCTCACTCTGTCAGTCGGCATTGCCGGAGATACGACAAAGTTCATCAACTCCTTTAACGTAATGCAGGCGGTTTCGGACTCCGCACAAGACTCGAACCTTACGGTTTACTTTCCCGCCACTGCGACGCCCCTTATTATTACAGCGACTGCAGTCGGAGCGAATCTCGATGCACTTACTGCGGGCTCCGTAACGCTCTACTTCCAAGAGGTCGTGACCGAATGATCCATTTAATCCTGTCCCTCATGCTTGGTCTTTCTGCCGAAGCGCAAAATCTCTCCGGGAAAGTACTTCGTCTTTCTCCGACGACACTTCCCGCTACGTGCACAATAGGGGACATTCGCGTAGACTCGGCAAATAACTATAAGGTCTCTTCCTGCACGGCGCTTAATACATGGACGCCGATTCTCTCTCCTATTGTTAATGCGGACATCTCTGTATCTGCAGCAATTGATGCAAGTAAGATTGCGGACGGAACGGTCTCTTCGACGGAATTTCAATACATCAATTCACTGACGTCGAATGCTCAGACGCAAATAAACACGAAGGCCTCAACTACTGATCTAAGCACGCACGAGGCCGACACCACGAGCATTCATGGCATTACCGATACGTCAGTACTTGTAACACTCGCTGGCGCTGGCACGCTCACTAACAAAACAATCGACGCTGACGGCACGGGCAACGCAATTTCTAACATCGAAAACGCCGACATAAAAGCTCTCGCAGCTATAGCGCTTAGTAAGCTTGCAGTAACGACCGTCTCGCGAGCGCTAGTCAGCGATGGCTCTGGAGTGATTGCTCCAGCCACGACGACCTCTACTGAGATCGGCTATGTCAATGGCGTCACGAGCGCAATACAGACGCAGATCGATGCGAGGCAAGCTCGCTCAGCACTTACGACTAAGGGTGATCTTTACGTCGCAACGGCCTCGGCAACGGTTACTAGGCAAGCGATTGGCACCGATACGCATGTACTGACGGCAGATAGCTCGCTCGCTAATGGGCTTAAGTGGGCGGCCCCGGCGGCGGCTCCAGTTAGACCCGCGCCAACAATTCAGACGTTCACGTCTGGCTCTGGCACTTACAACAAAAACTATGCATTCGTTATCACTTCGGGCAGCGCCACAGTGGGCGCGACCTACACGAACAACTCGATCACATTCACGGTTTACGCGACCGTTGCGAGTTCAACGCTTGTTTACATGAGCGGCTCAGGCGCTCCAGCGGCGTCAGGCACTTTGACGAAGTCAGCGGGCACAGGCGATTCGACGCTGACGTTTAGCGAGGTCATCGCGATTAAGTCTGTGCGAGTTCGCCTAGTAGGTGCCGGTGGCGGTGGCGCAGGCTCCGCGACTCAAGCCTCTAATAATGGTGGCAGCGGTGGCGATGGGGGGAACACTACGTTTGGCTCGTCGTTACTAACTGCAAACGGCGGGGCCGCTGGGGGGTCGAGCACAGCCTCTGGCGGAAGTGGTGGTGCGGCCACTATT